TTTATTAAGAGTCGTTAAAGACTTCTCAATATACCATCCGCCTGGGCCTTGGAATCCGTGGTCAAAGTATGATACCCATGGCATCTCTTCTCCCTCGGGGGTAGGTAAGAAACGAACCACTGCATAGCCGTTACCAGTTTTATCTAGTTCGGGTTTCCACAACGTATCGTCATTAAAGGATTTTTGTTTTCCACCATCGGATGGGGAAGCAGTTTCCATTGCTGCTCTTAGTTTATCTAAACTACTACTCATTGTATTCTCCTATTGTATTACAATTTTATTAACAATTTTATTAACAATTATATTAAAGACTTAAGGCCTTGACCTAAAATCCATTCTTCACTTACTTCATAATAAGATAGTTCATTATACTTTATAGACCTTCCTTTGTCAAGAGGGTTTCCTAAGTATACTGAACAATCATTGTACTCCCTTAAGAGTGCAATGAACTGACTCCGTTGTGCATTAAGCACTTCAGACTCGGTATTGTATTTATGCATATAGTTTACACTACCTTCATAAATGTTTTCAAAGTTGTCACCTTCCAATGCATCAAAACCAATCAGATTGACTCGTTCATAACCATTGTCCATTGCAAACCCTAATGCAGACATTCCTGTAAACAGGTTTCTCAGTAAAGGGGTATCATAGGTAACAATTAAATCGGGACGTATTAGACCCAAAAAATCTGTGGACTCTCCATCACCTTGTATGATGAAGTGTGTGTCATCATCTTCAATATTGACTTCACATACACCTTCCATAGTAGAGGCAAGACTTCCAAACAGTTCAATCGGTAGTGGGTCGATATCTGCAAATGCAACTAGATTACCTCTATAGTAATCTGAGGTAACTAACTCTTTCTGTACAGGCATATCTACTGCAAACACTATGTCACACTCGTTAGTGTCTCTATGGATTGCATTACAACCCCACACTTCATGTGTGACACTAGAGAAGTCAAAACCTACTCTACTTGGGCCGTTACCTAATATTGTTACTTCTTGCATATGTCCATTAACAGGTTCTTGTACTTGTTCACATCTACTGAGACGAAAGCTTTGTACTTGTTCAATTTCAACTGAACTTCGGGGTACACGATTTGTTCTGATATTAATCTCTCCCAATCTTTAGTAAACCCTATGATGTCATCCAATATGCACATAGTTTCTAAAGAGGTCTTCTTAGCTAAATAGGATTTAAGTAGAAGAGGATGTTGTCCATTTTTTACCTCTAGTACTTGGTTGATTGTTTTCTTTAAAAGTAAATCAGACACATCAGTCTTAAACATGTAAGACATTTTCTGTTGTCTACCTTTCCATTCTCTATATCTCTTATCACATTCAGCATCTAAGAGGTCACCCGCCCAATAGTCTTTAAAGGACAGATTTGCAATATAGAAATCTTGCAGTTCTTGTTTATACGTTCTAAACAATTTACCAAAGTGATACTTGTCTTTACGTTTTAAGAAAGAATTGATATCTGACTTTACTTTACCATTGTACTTAATAAAATCATAACCTTTAGAATAGAAGTGTAACTTTATCCCAAGGTACAACGTGTATGCATCATATCCTTCTCTACTGGTCATCGTAAGTCTTCTTTGATAAAGACCCCATCTACCATCGTACCTTTTCGGTCTTTGATGTCGTGATATGCAACCTCTAAACAATGTTCTATAGATAGACCATTACGGACTGCAATATTAATTAACACTACCATGATGTCACCAATGTCATCTGCAATGTCTTTGTTCTTACAGATGTTATCGGACAACTCACCACATTCCTGTATGAGTTTCATGTACTGGTCTTTGTCTGTTGAACCCTCAATGAGGTTTCTATCTTGGTGCCACAATGCAATCTTCTGAATCAATTGAGGCACAGTATTATATTCCTGAACGGGTGTACCATTACTTCTTAATAGAAGTGCCTTTTTAGATGCTGTCATTACTTCCATTACCTACGACTCCTTATTTGGGTGCAATAATTTTTTTCTGTGCAGGTACTTCAATCTTCGAAGCTTCCTTTTTACCAGTTGCAATCATATGTGCATCTGCAACATGTTCTGCTGTTGGTACAACGAATACTACTTGTTGAAATATTGCATGGGGTGGATTCTCTTGTCCTGTTGCAGCTAGTCCTTTTGCAAATCCCATCGACCCATCATTCGGGTTAGATAGAATCATTCTTGGGTCTTCTATTGCAACTCCAGCATCTGTTGTTGATTCGAGTACACCTACATACTCACCACTAATTGTCACTACTGTGACGATATCACCTTTTTTCATAATTTTCTCCTATTGTGTGAAAAACTTGGTTATTGTTCCGACTGAATTCTCACCACGATTGATAAGGTTCAGTCCCTTTGCTTCATCAGCTAACTTCTCTTTGAGAGGAGTTGAGATTAATCTCTTTGATGCTTCGGGTTCGAGGTTGTTGTCCTCACAAATTTTAATGATTGCACTTAGTACATCACTTCCCATTAACACCAACTTCTCTACTTTATCTGTAAATTCTTTTTTACTTATCATGACGCATACCTATTGTTAGGGTCAACTTCTTCAACTGCAAGTGGTAAACTAAAGAATGATTCCGCATCCCAACTGTCATAGTTATTTTCCATTAACCACTCATGACCTTCGTCTTCTACCAGTTCTTGAATCTCTTCTTGTCTGGCTTCATCTTTATCTACTTGACGAATCTCAACATCGTTTGCACACTCATCCCATGAATCTACAAACTCAATTTCTGAAAACTCTGCAACTTCTATGTCACCGTTTTGGTCTTCACCTTGATATTGTTCTAAGAGGACTCTCTCTTCTTCATCAACAATCTTAACAATGTAAGTTCCTTGTCTCCAAAGTGTTTCAATAATTGCTACATCACCAGTGTCATTTTCTTTGAACACTTCTCTTTCAACGTAACCCTTTTTAAATTTGTTTTGTACACGGTACTCTTTTCCAATTTCAATTTTCATTATCCTTCAAGTTCTCCGAGTTCGTAAGTAGTATCGAAACCACCTTTTCTCATAGTCCACATATCCTCATATGAGTCAAGTGTATCTAATTCATTGATAAGGTCATTAATTGCATCTTGTTTGTCATCTGAAAGTTCTTCAAACTCATCTTCAAGGAAACACATGAACTCTTCTTCTGTGACTCCAATCTCTGTTAACATTTCTGCTTCAACTTCTTTTTGATTAGCAATTTTAGTTTGATGCCATTCGTTTTCTATAAATCTAATTCCCATTCTTATACTCCGTATAATGTACTATAACGATTTCTTAACTCGTATAGTTTCTCAACATAATCTCTAGGGTCTGCCTCAAAGACTTGAACCCCTCCTCCATCAACAGCAACAACTGCTACTATTGAATCTATTTCCTCACCTGTAAGTTCCTCAACCATGATTGCATATGCAGTCATCTGATGAAACCAAGGGTCGGCCATATATTCTTCTTTATACTTTGCACTAGTCTTAAAGTCTATAATACAAAGTTCGTTATCCCAAAAACCAATACAGTCTACTTGACCTGCCATTTGTAAGGAGTCACTATACATTCCTGCTTCTAAAGCAACTGGAATGATATCATCTAAAACTGGTTGTACTGCTTTGAACATAGACTCGTCTAAGATATTTTCAAAGACTAACTCTTCTTCTGCACGAAGGTATTGTTCAAACAAAGAATGCATCTTAGTACCACGTCTTGCAGCGACACTTGAAATCTTGTTTGCAACTTCTTCACCTACTCGTTCTCTCCACAACTTAATGTGGTCTCTTGTGAGTAGTCCTGTTACTGTTGTAACACTTGGGTATTTTTTTCCATCGGGTGTTTGATAAAACCTCTTCCCGTTCTCTTGACCACGAGTCATGTTATCTTGTAGTGATTCTAAATCACCTAGTGTGCATGTAAATTCTTTCATAATGTATTATACTCTGTATGTCAATGTTTGTCTAGGGGTTTTTTATTTTTGGAACTTTGTCTTTCCTGATTGGATATCCATGTGTTTTGAAACAATCTGTCTTGTCTTGATATCCTTTGCAGATTGTGGGTTGACTGCTTTATCTAAATCAGAACCTTTATAGTTCTCTCCGATTTTAGATAGAACTGCTTTGAATCCATCGTCTGTCTTAACTCTGTCACCAGTTCCACCAACGATTGCTGGTGTGGATAGGATTACTTGTTTGAGGTGTGGGTTGTCTTCTTTGAATTGGTCTAACTTAGTGTAAGAGAA